CTGTTAGATTAGTGCATGAAAACCAAATGCACGAAAAATCATGTTTTATAACATTAACATTTAATCAAGAAGAATTAGATAAAAGAAGCAATCCTGCTTCTGTAGATGTGCGTGATTTTCAACTCTTCATGAAAAGATTGAGAAAGAAGCACAAAAAAATAAGATTTTTTCACTGTGGAGAATACGGTGAACAAAATAAAAGACCTCACTATCACGCTTTAATATTTGGATACGAATTTCCAGATAGGAAATTATGGACAACAAGAAATAAACAAAAATATTATAGAAGCGAAGAATTAGAAAAATTATGGCCATATGGCCATGTTGTGATAGGCGAAGTAACTTTTACAAGTTGTGCATATGTAGCACGCTACATTATGAAAAAACAAAAAGGAAAAAATGCGGAAACGCATTATCACAATCCCCTAACAGGGGAGGTGATAGAACCAGAATATTGCACAATGAGTAGAAAACCTGGAATAGGTTATGATTGGTTTAAACAATATAAAACTGATGTATATCCAAATGATTATTGTGTAATAAATGGAAAAAAAATAAGACCACCAAGGTATTACGATAATTTATTATCGGACGAAGAAAAAGAAGAAATAAAAAACAAACGTAAAGAAAAAGCACCAGAAGTGTATGCCGAATACGATGAACGTATGGATAGGCTATTTGTTCAAGAACAAGTAAAAATTACACAATTACAAAGACTTATAAGAGATATATAAAAAAGTTTGACTCGTAATATATATTATGTAACTTTTACATAATGATAACAATGAAACGAGGACAAAATTATGGACAAGAACTTATATTCAATTTACGACAAAAAATCTGGAACATATATGCAGCCATTCGTGGAACTTACAGATGGCACAGCAACACGACAATGCATGGATTTATTAAACAATCCAAATGCACCATTCAGCAAATTTCCAGAAGATTTCACGTTAATGCGAATAGGAAGTTGGGACGAAATCGGTGGAATCCCTACCGCAGACAACCCACCAGAAGTTATTATTGAGCTATTAACATTACAAGAAGCAAAGGAATAAAAATATGTTTGGACCCATGGGAACATTACCAAGTACTTTAACTAAGGATTTTAGTAGAGTACCAAAAGTAGATATTCAAAGATCAGTATTTAACCGTGACCACGGTTTAAAAACAACTTTTGACGCGGGATATTTAGTGCCAGTATTTTACGATGAAGCACTACCCGGAGATACGTTTACCATGGACGCTAACGGTTTTGGCCGTTTAGCAACACCAATTAATCCATTTATGGATAATTTATATATAGAAACATTTTTCTTTGCAGTTCCATATAGATTAATATGGAACAATTGGGAAAAGTTTTGCGGAGAGCAAGACAATCCCGGAGATAGTACAGATTATTTAGTACCACAAACAAGTGGTACAATAACTAACAGCACATTATATGATTATTTTGGTGTACCAACTGATGTAAGTTTATCATTTAATAATTTATGCGGAAGAGCATATAATTTAATTTATAATGAATGGTTTAGAGACCAAAATTTACAAGATAGTGTAACAGTAGATAAAGGCGATGGACCTGATACTTTAACTGACTATACATTATTAAAAAGAGGCAAAAGACACGATTATTTTACAAGTGCTTTACCATGGCCACAAAAAGGAGATGCAGTTTCATTACCTTTAGGTAATTCTGCACCAATAGAAGCCGATGGTACTTTTAATTTTAGTATAGGTGGTTCAGGTTCATATAATATTCAGTATAGTGGAGCTGAATATAGACCTACTGGAACAACTCCTGCTGCTGATACAGATTTATCATATGGTAGTGGTTTACAAGCTGATTTATCGCAAGCTACAGCAGCGACAATAAATCAGTTAAGAGAAGCATTTCAAATACAAAGATTATACGAAAAAGATGCTAGGGGTGGAACGAGATATACCGAAGTTATACAATCACACTTCGGAGTAACTAGCCCTGATGCTAGATTACAGCGCCCAGAATACCTCGGAGGCGGAAAAGATAGGATTAATATTAATCCTATTGCACAAACAAGTAGTACAGATGCTACAACACCACAAGGAAACCTTAGTGGTTATGGTACTACCGGATTTACCGGCCATAGATTTAACAAATCATTTACAGAACATAGTGTAGTAATAGGTTTAGCTTGCGTATTTGCTGATTTAACATATCAGCAAGGATTAGCCAGACACTTTAGTAGACAAACAAGATGGGATTTTTATTGGCCTGCCTTAGCCCATCTTGGAGAACAAGCGGTGCTAAATAAAGAAATTTATGCACAAGGAACTGCAGATGATAACAATGTATTTGGATATCAAGAAAGGTATGCAGAATATAGATATAAACCAAGTAACGTTACTGGACAAATGAGATCAAACTTTGCACAAAGTTTGGATACATGGCATTTGGCACAAGATTTTGGAAGCTTGCCAGCATTAAATGCAAGCTTTATTGAAGAAAATCCACCAGTAGATAGAGTTACAGCTGTAGCAAATTATCCAAATTTAATTTTGGATATGTATTTTAAACTTAAATGCGCAAGACCAATGCCTACTTATGGTGTACCTGGTTTGATAGATCATTTCTAATGATAGAAGCTGCAATAATGGGTGGAGCTAGTTTACTAGGCTCCCACTTAAAAAATAAAGCTGCAAAAGCAGCTAGTGCTAGACAAATGGCTTTTCAAAGAGAAATGTCTAATACCTCTTATCAAAGAGGTATGGAAGACATGAAAAAAGCCGGCCTTAATCCAATTTTAGCTGGAAAAATGGGTGGAGCAAGTACACCAACTGGATCAACTTATAATCCTGAAAACGTAGCTACAAATGCAGTTCAACAATTTAACCAAACTAAGTTAATTAGTGAACAAGCAAGAAATCAGCAATTAGATGCTGATTTAAAAGCATTAGATTATAATGCATTAAAAAAAATGGGTTTAAGTCCCATGATGATGAAACATACTGTGTTGAATCAAGCTGGATCAGAAATGTATAGTAATGCAAAAAGCATTTATGGATCAGTAAAAAAAGAATTGTTACCAAAAATTATACAAGACGATTTTGTTAAAGATTTTGTAACAGGAAAAGCACTTACAAAAGGAATGCAAGGCACCTCTTTTGATTCAAAAGTGCGAAAATTTATTAATGACATAAGAAATTATTATAAGAGCCGTACAGGCGGAAAGAGGACACGATATGTCAAATAAAAAAGGACCAGTCAATACAACAATAACGTTTAGAACAGCTTACGAACCGCATAAAAAATATATATTTAATACAAGCGGAGAAAGCTTAACACAACAACATTTTAAAGAAGAATGTGATGTCATTAATATAATTAAAAGACATGATAGAAATGGCATAATAGAACACGTACAGCGTGGCCAAGCCCGCTACGGAGATTTCTCGGAAGTAGCAGATTACCGAGAAGCACTAGACTTAGTTCGAGATGCCCAAGACGAATTTATGACAATACCGTCAGATATTCGTAAAAAATTTGATAACGATCCAGGCAAATTTTATGAATTTGTGTCAAATCCTGACAACAAAGAAGAATTAAAAACAATGGGTTTTATAGAAACCCCAGACGTTGGAAAACCGTCCTCGGTTCCAACAAAAGCTCTTTCTGAAGCTGGTGAGCCATCAACAGCTCAAGAAGCTCAGAAAGAGCCCACACAGTTACCTACTTGATGTTAACTGTGTGGAGTGACACCCCTACCCTAAAAAAAGGAGAAAAGATATGTATAGAAAGAAAATGTCAAGAAAGAAATCAAAAAGGCAGTTTGCAAAAACTGCAATGAAAGTAAATAGAAAAAACCACGTTAAGCCTATGCGTGGTGGATACAGAATATAAATATGAAATGGCATGCTACCACCCACTACTTGCCTTTAGAAATGAAGGTAAAATAACATTTAATAAGCCCTTTCCATATGCGAAAGGGTTTAATTTACCATGTGGGCAATGTGTAGGTTGTAGATTAGAATATAGCAGACAATGGGCTGTTAGATTAGTGCATGAAAACCAAATGCACGAAAAATCATGTTTTATAACATTAACATTTAATCAAGAAGAATTAGATAAAAGAAGCAATCCTGCTTCTGTAGATGTGCGTGATTTTCAACTCTT